TTTAATTCAGAAGTTGTAACTCGACTAAGTGCTGGTGGTGGATATAATACTGCATATAGTGGTAATTCTGCCACCCCTTTAGGAGCTGCTAAATGGTATGGAGGAGGCAATAATGCATTTGGAGGTGGAGCAAAGCAAGGAGTAGTAGTAGTAAGATATTCTGGTACTATAGTTGGTACTGGAGGAAATAATATTACTTATAATGTAAATGATGATAAAAGTTATCATGTATTTACTTCCTCTGGTACCTTACGTTTTGATTAAAATGAACTACGCCATTATAGATTTAAATAATAATATAATCAACACAATAGTAGTTGAAGATGAATCTTTTGTTAAAGATTACATTTTAAATTTTCCATCAGGATTTAAAATCTTACAATACAACTCAGATGATGATGCTGGCCCTGGAGGAACATATATGAATATTTCAAATAAAGATATTTTTATTGCTCCAAAACCATATCCATCATGGATATTAAACGAAGAATATAAATGGGTTGCACCTATTGATCCTCCACAAACGCAAGAGAATCATTTTATTTATTGGGATGAGTTACAAAAAAATTGGATAACAGTTTTTAGACCACCTCAACAAATATAAAATATATTATAAATTTTCTAAACTTTACTATTTCTTAATATTCCAGCAATATAAGAGTCTACTTGGTGATTCTCGGCAATTTCTAAAACTTCATTTATATTTTCTTTATTTTTATCTACTGGATTTTCAACATAACTTGCAGCAGTCTCTATCCATCCTGCAGAATCCTCATTTGATATAATCATTTTAGAAATATCATTGACTATAGTTTTTTGTTGTTTACTTAATTTCTTGATTTTAAATTTTTCTTTAATTAAATTTGATACATGATCTTCAAGTTTAGAAGCTAGTGCAAAATTTTCGCTTACTTTTGTAGCACTAAATTCTGCTTTTGATTGTTTGCCAGTTCCAATTGGACTAACATTTTTTGTAGTTTGTGGAGTTCCAGTTCCAGTTGGACGACCAGTTTGAGGTTGACTGCCACCAACAACAGGAACATAATATCCCTGATCTCTAAATTCTTTATATTTCTTTTGACTTTCTAAAGAGCTTTCTGGATCAGGTAAGCGACCAGTTTCAATAGCTAATAATCCTTCTTCTGGAGTCAATACTCCAAGCTCCATGAGACGATTATAAATTCTAGAATATTGAATATCATCCTTGAGATCAATGTCTTCAAAATAAGGAGTAGGATAATTCTTAAATCCTAAGCTCTTACTGATTCTTACTATTTCTGGAAAGAGGAATTCACGGATAAAAGCTTCTCTAGCTTGCTTTAATCTTTCAATAAATACTTGAACTTTGATGCTTTGATTAGCAAACTTTTCACTACCAATCAAAATGTTATTTAGACCAATTTGAATATCTCTATCAATGACTTCATATTTTTTAGGATCAAGTATATCAGCAATAGCTGGAATAACAAATTCAGCTTTGGTTGTATAGTCTGCTATTAGTACTCTACCAACGCTCTCATTTTGAAATAGGCTTTGCATAGCTTCTAAGTTCTTTTGATTTACTCCACCTTTTTCTGGATCATTTCCCATGGTAACTAGTAAGATAGCTTGTTGAGTTGTTCTTGTTACGGCCATATCCATTTTACGCATCTCAGCTTTAGCGTTAATATCTTCAAGAACTGGATAGCCCATTGGCACAGAAAATGGTTCATAATCTTGTTTCTTATAAAAAACTGCAACTAATCTTGCTGTGTCAAGAGGCATAATAGCCACGTTAGCTTTCTTTTGTATACTCTGCTTAACTTCTTCAGTTAAAGAATTATATACTTCCTTGTCTTCTTCTGTTCTTGGATTTCTAAGTCTTTCTAATTCATAGTCACTTAGAACTTTATAAAAAGAATTAGAAACGAAACTTATATTTCCACCAATTTGCACATCTGCAGGATTAATGATAATGTATCTAGCAGGAAGAATAGCGACACCAGCTTTGCTAATTCCAAATGTTTGAGTGATTTTAATTAAATCATCTTCTTTTATGCTAGTATCAAAGCGGTATATGAATACATTTCCTGATCTATAATACTCTCTAAAAAATTTATCTTGAAAGCTCCAAAGGTTAATCTTATCAAACAAGGCTTCAAAAAAATCACGACTTTTTTTACTTCCATTTTTAAAATAGATCTTACTTGAGCTAAACTCGGTCATTAAATCTATAGTATTTCTAAAGATAGCAAAATTATAATAGCACTTTTGGCATAATATAACAGCATCTCTAACATCCATATTAGAAGAACTATGAATATTAGTAGTTGATCTATTGAAAGGTATTAAACCATTAGATATATTAGCATACTTATCTGTACGTTCTATTGTAGCGGCTCTATTTCTTCGGCCTTTATCAGATGCTTTAGCTTCTTTTAAACCACCCAAAGCCATTAGAGGCTCTGCGTCTGTGGTTGTGAAGTTAGTTATTTTTTCGTCTTTTTTGATATTTTTAGCCATTTTTAGTGATTTTTAGATATTACACCTATTTTAACATTATAGGAGTAAATGTGTCGTTTTCTAATTTATTCTCTACTTTAACTAAATCAAAATATATCTTACTAGCCCAATTACCTAACATAAGAGCTGTATATCTATCTTTTCTTGCTCTAGTAGCGCTAGTATTTCTTTTTAAGTGTTGAGGTAAATCAAAAGATTGAAGTCCTCGACTTGTGCTTTTTATTTCTATTAAACTACATTCTTTCTTTGTGCCATATATCATGTCATCTTGGTTCTCAACAAAATCAATTAGATTATCAAATCCAGTATTTTCTATATTAATATTATGACCAGTTACTCTTCCAAATGCATCTCCATTTGCAGATATACGACTAGCAAACCATATTTTCTTATGATCTATACTTGCTTGAAGATATTCATTACCTTTACGAATGAATTCAATAGTAAATACTTGTTTGAAACATATTCTTTTAGTTTCTTTATTAAACTGTCTTTTTGCATCTTTCAACATTAGATCATATTCTGTTCCTTCTGCATCAGAATTAACATCAAAAAATTTAAGATCAATGTTTGATTTTTTAAATAATTCATTTTCATTTGCTGAGTCGATAAATTGATATCCAGCATTATCAATAATAACCATTTCCACATTAAAATTAGTCATTAAATAATGAAAATATAAAATATGATCCTTAAGATCTCCACCAGCTACTGCATAAGAATGGACTATAGTTGCATCTTTTTTCTCTTCGTCTAGTTCAAGTACGCTCATAGCAAAATAATCAGAGCTTGGACTATTGCTAAAACTCGGATCAATAGCTATTATATATTTTTTATCTTTGTCTCCATATATTTTAGAAGTAGGAGATTCACCATCAGGGATAGTGCATTCATGCATTTTCTTTGCTGAAAAATAACTGTCACTGCCATCTGTAAATTGAGCACAGTATTCCCTTAAAAATCCACTATGACTTAATCCACCAGCTTGGGCTTCTTCTATAATAGTCTTATCTATCATTTCTTCTGGCAATGAATCATATCCCATTTGGCTTACAAAATATGTAGCATCTTTTACTTTATCTTCAGAATAAATATTAGATATCCATTCTTTATAAGTTTTATATAAATTTTCAAATGTATAGCTTGCAGAAGATAAGGCTATCATTTTAGATTTATTTGGAAAAACCATTCTGTCTTCATGCTTCATCAATCCTTCAGATATAAGCTTATCCTCCATCTCTCTTATTTGAATTCTTTCTTTCATATTCTGTGGGGCGACTAAGAACGGCATAAGTACATTCTTAATTATGTCTTCTGGTATAAGTAGGAACTCATCCAACACAAGAACATTTGCTCTGAAACCTCGAACCTTTTCACCATTCAAAGGTATAGCCACTATGTTTCCACCATTAATCTGCCATTCAAATAAATCATTTCTTTTGCTTTTGACTCCAAAAGCTTGTTGTAATAATTGAGCTTCTTTACTATTTACTATTTTTTCAAGATTAGTAAATATATTTCTTGCTGTTCTGAATGTAGGCCCAGCTATTAAAATTTTAGAATTAGGTTCAAAAATGCACTGGAGAAAACAATACACACTAGCTATGAAACTTTTTCCACAACCTCGACCGAAGATGCACATATTGAAATTACGGTTAAAGAATGCCTTTAAAGTTATTTCTTGATATGGAGCAAGTTTAATTCCACTGATTAATTCAGTTGTGATTCCCAAATTTGTTCTTAAGAATTTTGCTAAACTTATTCTAGCTTCTTTGTCCATCATTGGACCTTCAATTTTTAGCAGCTCTTTATTAGTATCTACTAAATTAGGCCTATTATATTTATCTGGAGAATACCACATATTAAATTATACCTAAATCAACTAACAATTGTAAATCATATTTTTTTGAAAAACAATTACCAGTTAATATTTTGATAAGCAATTCTGAAGCTTTCTTTCTACCATCAGCAAATACAAATTGAATATTATCATACTTTTGAGACAATTCCCTTACTCTATGGAATATGAATTCTGGAGTCGCTTTTATCTTTTTAGATATATGAGGCAGATAATTAAATGAAAGTGCATCATTTATAGACTCCTCAATAAGTATAATTAAATAGTAATTAGCCTTTTTAGCTCTTTCTATCTCATTATTAAATCGATCATAACCAGCGCTCATAGTCCCAATAAAGTCCGAAAGATTCTTTCTTTCTACAGCGGTAAAACAGCATCTCTCTAAATCGTTTAGCGTATAATCTCCAAAATCTAGTTTCGCCACTTGTTGTTTATATTTAAGTCTAAGAGGATTCTGCTCTCTTGTATCTACCATTATTTGATGATCTTCTGATTCTTCAAATTTTAACTCTTCACCTTCGTAGTTAAAGAACTTATTTTTAAGTCCAATTTTATCACATATATTATAATAATTTAATTTATACTTATTAAAAGTGACTATTGATGGCATTATAGTAGAGCGTAGTTCAACTTGAGTAGGAGAGAATACTAGATTTTTAGACTCTTTTCTTTTAATTAGCATATTTGTTAAAAAGTTTTCCAGTCCATCAAGCTCTAGATTTTTAATATAAGCTTTAAGATTATTTTTATTATTAAAATCGTCAATGAAATACTGATCTTTATTTTTAAAATTTATCATTTCAGCAGTATAGAGATCATATCTGGGATGATGCTTTTGATAATATTCTGCTATACTTATTTTATGAGCCCTCAAATGCAGATGTAAAATTTTATCTGCAGAAAAAAGTTCATTACATACTTTACATTCTACTTGCATTTTATCCGTTCAAGACTTCATCTATAGATATACCCATAATCCTAGCTTTAATTTCATCTATCGTGCTGAGTCTTTCAATCTCTTTAGTTAATAATTCTTTTCTCATCTCTGCCATTTTCAGCATCTCTTTCCTACTCTCTTCTTCTTTCCATAGTTCTACAAGATTTAATATTGAAGCATTTTCTTTTACTTGCTTACTTAATCTATCACTTCTTTTGACTTTTAGATCTTGCAGTAATTTTTGTTGTCTACCAACAGATTGATTATATTCATTTCTGGAGGTACTAATAGCTTCCACCAATGACATAGATATCTTTTCTCCAGCTTGAACTGCTTCATCCATTTGAATTTGTAGCACGGCGATGGTTTCTTGTATATTAGAAGATATAATTACTTCAGTTGAAAGCACGATATATTGATCCACTTCTTCTTGAGTTAGGTCATTCTTATCATAAGTATATCTGATAAAACTACTTTCAAAAAGCTCTCGCTCTTGCTCATCTTGGTAAGTATTAATTTGATGTAAAAAACGATAAGTATGTAAATATCCTATTAGAGACTGTATATCTCTCTTTTGTTTACCAGTTAATTTACCTTCATCTATACCCTCATGAACATATCTATTGATTCTAGATAAACATCTATTAAATGTGGCTGGCGCTTTATAATTACCTTCTGGTACATTACTTGGATCAGCATATACAATTTTTGTATCTAAAGTCTTAATATGCTCTGCAACAGTTCTTGTTTCTTGATTTAAATTAGTTAATTGATTATTTTTAAAAATGATTCTTGCTATTTCCACAGAAGTCATAGTAGAGCAGCTATGGCTAATATATTCTTTTTGCTCTTCAGTTAATTCAATTAATCCCTTTGCTTCGTATTCATGACTTTTTTTAGGATTAATCTGTCTAGAAGCTAAATAAATTTTGATTGCTTTCCCCTGCTGACTTCTTCCATCAAGCCCTTCTCCAAAAATTAGTTTTGTTAGATCTGAAAGAGAAGGAGGATCATCTCGTCTAGAGTTCCACTCATCGAGTATTTGTTTTTTTTGCTCATCTGTTAGCTCTAAATTGTTCATGATATATCAATATCGTCACTATAAAGATATTTTTTGACTTTAATCATTATCGATTTCTTAATATTCTGTACTTGTTTATATCCTGGCGTACGATTTTTTTCATTTGTTTTATAACCCATGCTTGCAGCGACTTGCTCTTCAT